GCTTGGCGCTCAACCGGTGCCGCCATCAGGTCGCGCACGAATTCCAGCGCCGCGTCGGATTTCAGCTGCCGCGCCGGGTAGTGCCTGTCATGCTTTTCTTGGCAGCGCCATAGCTGACAGCTGGCGAGGTAGGTACACGGCGGGAATGCAATCATAGTGTGATAACCGTCGCCCATAATGTCGCGCACATCGCCCTGATAATGCTTGCCGGTGCTGGCGAGCAGGTCGCAGCTGGTGGCATCGTGACCACGCGCTGCAAAGGCATCGCGGACTGTGTTTGACCACTCGCAAGCGAGCAGAATCCGTGACAAGTAATAGCCGGAGCGCTTGGCCCTGCCTTGCGCTGTGTGCATTTCGGACTGAATCGCGGTGATATCAAAGGACCCAGGCCGCTGCAATTGGGCCGCCTCATACATCAGCTGGCCGCTGTCGGTGTAATCATCGGCGACCGCGTCACCGTTGCGCACGTTCAGCAGCTGGCCGTCTGTCAGCTCCGCACGGATAGCCGCGGAGAAGTCCGCGGCCAGCCGTGTGACGTCGAGGCGGGGCAGCCTAGCTAACATGGCGGCGCTGCAGTTCCGCATCCTTGCGGTATTCAATCTCGGCGCGCATGGCATCCTTGAGCGCTGCCTGATAGTTCGGCATTGCCCGGTAGCCGTGGCTGTGCATGGTCTCGGCTTCGGGGGCAAGGTCACGATGCGCTGCCGTGGCGTTCATCAGCTTAAACTCGATCGACTGCTTGCTGCGAGCTTTGAGGGCCGCCGTATTCAGGCCGCTATCAATGGGCCCGGCGTGGCTGTTCTGAGCCCCGCGGATCATAGCCGCCTTGTTGTAGGCCACGCCGAATCCGACGTAATCAAGCATGGCGAAATACAGCGCCACAAGCGCCGCGTTCTCTGCCTCGCTCCATGGTGGGTGTCGTGTTGTCATGTCAAGCTTCCTCGTGTGAGTGGCAAAAGCGCCACCGATCAGAGCCCCGCAGGGCCCTGTGCGGTGAATCCTACGGTGAATCCTATGCTACTGCCGTCCGTGCTTGAGTGGCGACGTGAGCGCTGCCGTAGCGGTCGCGGATGTCATCCATGGCCACATTGCCACGGCTGCGACGGCGGCCCTTGAAGTCATTGGGCGCGAAGTACCAAGCGAACTTCTTGGAATGCCATCTAAACCTGTTGCCGCTGTCTGTCTCGAACTGCTTGATGAGGTCCTTGGCTGCCTTGGTCTCACCTGTAACCCATAGCCAAGCGCCGCATATTTCAAGGTCCAGACCCACCACGCTCAACAGGTGGCTGATAGCGTCATTGAGGTCGCCACCGTACTGGCCAGCCGCCTCGGAGTGGTCAAGGCTGCCACGAAAGTCTGCAAGCGCCTCCCGTGCTGCGTTAATGGCTTTCATCATCACCAGCCCTGCGGGGTTCCTGTCAGGGTGGTACTTCATGGCTGCGCGGCGATAGGCTGCTGTAACCTTCTCCGCGGTAATCTCGCCGTCGATTCCAAGCACCTTGGCGGCGCCGTGAATCAGGGCGGTGGCTTTGGTTGATATGGGCATGATGCCCTCCTCGTCGTGGTAGTTTCGTTACACCCTGCAAGCTACTGCTAACCCAAAGGGTGACTGCTTAGCGGGTACTGCCCCGCTTCCCCTCTTGATATACAGGACCAATGGTCCGGTGTCAAGCACTATTTTGGCAGGTGTGTAAACTGAGGCCCTCAAACCATAACCAAGCGCTGCAAGCTGAGACTATGAGCAAGCCTGAAAGCCAAGCCCTGCAAGCTACAGGCACCGAACCCAAAGCCAAGCCAGTTATCGGCCGTCCGTCGCTGTTCTCGGAGTCACTGGCGGCGTTCATTTGTGGCGAGGTGGCAGGTGGCAAAACACTGTCCGCAATCTGTAGGACGCCCGGGCTACCAGTGCCTGCAACGGTTCACAGGTGGCGGCGTGAGAATTCCAGCTTTAGCGCAGATTACGCACTGGCGCGCATCGACCAAGCCCATTCATGGGGTGACGAGTGCATCGCGATTGCTGACGACTCCACCATGGACACAGTTACCAAAACAGACCCGAAAGGGCGTACCTATGAGGCTGTAGACCATGAGAACATCCAGCGGGACCGGCTCCGGGTAGACACTCGGCGGTTTATGATGAGCAAGGGTGCGCCGCTGATCTACGGCGAGAAGGTGCAGCACGAGCATGGCGGCGAGATTGGCCACACGCATACGGTGCAGCTGTCAGACCGGGAGAGAATGCGCAGGCTTGCGACCTTCATGCTTGAAGATCAGGCGGCAGGCGTGACCATTGAGGGTGAAGCGGTGCACATGTCGATACCTGAAACGCCCGCCACCACTGGGCTACAGCCCGTAAACCATGCAAGCATGAGCCCTGCCGACATTGTACAAGGGGTGACAATGTCACCCCCCCTTGACGACCATGAACAATGAGAAGATAGGGGTCCCTATATCCACGGCGGGGGGCCCTGAGCGCGCGATTCAGCCTGGTGGTGGGGGCGATCCCCCGCAGTTTTTCCAAAAAATCCATACGAAAGGTTTTATTCGTTAGCCTAACGGATTTATGTTAGCCTAACGTATGGACGCACCCAAATGTCAGAATTTCCCCTCTTGCGGCAAGCGCCACTACGGCGAGTGTGGCGTGAAGCAGGAGCCTCGCCCGAAAAGGGCAGCCCGCAAGAAAACCAACAGGCCTGCCAAGGCGGGAGCGGTTCATTTTGTAGAGCCGGGGAAGCCTGTCGAGGGTGTAGTCAGTACGTTGACTGATCGTGAGTTGATTCGGGAGGCCTTGGCTCGAATTGAGAGTCTCGAGTCACGGGTTGGGGTTTTGGAGTCGAGGAAGCGTTATCAGCGGGAGTTGATGCGGCAGCGGCGAGCGGAGGGTAAGGCGTGATGGTTAATGATTTCCACATTTACTGGCTGGGGCCTTCGGAGTGGAGTGATGTTTTGTGGCGAATTGGTGCGGTTTACGGCGGCATTGAGGTGAGCATTGTGTTTGGCTTGCCGCTGGTGAAAAATTTTAATAATTACGATGAGCTGCAGGCGCGCGGCACTTGGGGGTTGGTACGGCAGCTGGATGCAGCGGAGCGTGATGCGGCGCCGCTTGGTAGTGCGTATGTGGGCTGGGTGCGCTGAATGGCGACAGGCAGGTCAAAATTTTTCAATGTTGAGCGCGATTGTGAGCCGTGGCAGCATGTGGACCCAACGAAGCAGCAGCTGGAGCGTCACAAACAGTTGCTGTTGCGGGGCGTGCCGCACGCTGAGTCTTGGGCGGCATCGATGACCAAGGGGTTGTTTGAGGCGGCATTTTTGGCAAGTCGTCCGCCCATTTTGGATGCTAAGCCGATGAGCAGGGAGGCGATTCTATTTCGGCGCGAGGAGGGCTGGTTGTTGCACTACATTTGGGGTAATGGCAATCCACATTATGTACCGTCTCCGACCGATCCATTGGTGTCTGGTGTTCACGACCGTTTCGACGTGGCGCAGCAGCTGAATGCTCGCCGGCAAGAGGTCGAGGAGCTACGTTGGCGTGGTAATTTTCTTGCCAGCTTGTATGAACACGCACAGCTTACTGCGCAGCGCCTGGACCGGGAGATACTGGCGGAGTTGGATGAAGCCCAATGAGTGATGATTTTGAGGTCCATCCTATAGGTACTCGCAGATTGATTGCGGAACAAGGTCTATGCGTTGCGGTATCGGAGCTGCGGCTGGATGATTTGCAGCAACCGGTGATAACAGAAACGATGAACCCGGCGGATATTCGTTATCGCCGTCGCGAGGCGATAGCGATGTACCGCTCATTTTGTTGGCACCGGGATTTGTATTTGCACAATTTCAGGGTTTTGACGAGGACTTACGGATGATCGAATTTGTGCTGTTGTTATGGTTGATTTTGCCCAACTGTGCGGTAGAGGGTTGCCCGCTGGAGATGTTGGCGCCGATCGAATTGGCGCGGTATGGCTTGTGGGGAGATTGCCAGGAAGGTTTGGCGACCGTGACGGCGAGCGGGCCTGAGATTGTGTTTATTGCCACTTGTGAGGCGGTGGAATGAGTGAAAACGCGCTAGAACGCGTGCAGAAAATCTTGCAGGCCAATAAGGCCAAGGATTTTGTGCAGCGAATTCTGGATCCGGATAACAGCCCCTCGATTGATCTGGGCAAGGGCTTTAAGGGTACACACCTGATGGCGACTGGCGAGGCGGATGGCAAGCATTATGCGTATCCGACCATTCAGCGCGATGCGGAGGGCAATTTGGTCAGACTGGAGCCGAATGAGGCGTTTGCCGAGGCGGCGGCCAAGGGCGAGCTGATTGCTTTTGATAGTGCCGAGGCGGCGCTGTGGTTTTCGAAAAATTACAAGCTGGTGTGGGGCCATGAGTGAAAACGCCCTGATTGACGAATTGCTGGCGAATTACCTGCACATGCCGCCCAAAGAACGCGCTGAGCTGGACGCCTTGATTGATGCGCGCTCGGATGGGCGTTTGTGGGTGCCGACGCCGGGGCCGCAGCTGGATGCGGCACGTTGTCAGGCGGATGTATTGCTGTACGGCGGCTCCGGTGGTTCTGGCAAAACCGACCTCGAGCTCGGCATGGCCTTTACCGAGCACAAAAAGACGCTGGTTATTCGCCGTAATTACACTGATCTGACTGGTTTGACCGATCGTGCCAAGGAAATCAACGGCACCGACAAGGGTTATAACGGCTCCAGCCCGCCGCGGCTGACGACCGTCAATGGCCGCGTTATCGATTTTGCCGGGGTTGATAAGCCCGGCGATGAGGACCACTGGCAGGGCCGGCCGCACGATTTGCTGTGCATTGATGAAGCGGTGCAGATGCGCGAAGCGGCGGTCAGATTCCTGATGGGCTGGGTGCGCGATGCGACGGATGAAAAGCAGCGCTGTCGCACCATTTTGGGCTCCAATCCGCCTACCAGCTCCTCCGGCGACTGGATTATCCCGATGTTTGCGCCGTGGCTGGATAACAGGTATCCGAATCCGGCCTTGCCGGGTGAATTACGCTGGGTGGTAACGCTGGTGGATGATGCCGGCAACAGCTTTGATCACTGGATCGAGGGGCCCGATGTCAAAATCGAATCCGGTCGCACCCATCCGGACGGCAAGCCGAAGTACTTAACGCCCGAATCGAGGACCTTTATTCCGGGCAAATTAGAAGATAACCCGTTTCTGGCGGCGGACGGCAAATACGCGGCGAAACTGGACGCCATGCAGGAACCTCTGCGCTCGGCCATTCGCGATGGCAACTTCATGGCCGCCAGAAAGGATGATGAGGACCAGCTGATTCCCTCTGACTGGGTATGGGCGGCGCACAACCGCTGGACACCGCAACCGCCGCTGGGGGTGCCGATGTGCGCCATTGGCGTCGATGCCGCAAGGAAAAAGGACGAAACGGTGCTGGCGCCGCGTTATGACGGCTATTTCATGGAATTGATCGCCAAACCGGGGCTGGAAACGCCACACGGCCGCGATGTCGCCGCTTTGGTGCTCAAATACCGTAAACACGGCGCCATGCCGGTAATTGACTGCGGCGAGATGAACGGTGCCGAGGCGTTCGCGCACCTGGAGGAAAACGGCGTGCAATGCTATCGGCATGTCGGTGTCGACCCTTCCACCGGCCGTACCAAGGAAAAACACCTCAAATTCTTCAATAAGCGCGCCGAGGTGTACTGGAAATTCATGGAGGCGCTGGATCCGGAACAGGACGGCGGTTGCCCAATTGCATTACCGGATGATGCCATGCTGCGCTCCGACCTGACCGCACCGCACTGGGAGCTGACCGCGAACGGCATCAAGATCACGCCGAAAAAGGATCTTGTGAAAGAGCTCGGTCGCTCACCGGATCGCGGCGATGCGGTGGTGATGAGCTGGGCGGCTGGCGCACGCGCCGTCACCGACCTGCAGCAATGGCGTGCCGATCAGCGAGGGGGTACACTCGGCAAACGTCGCCCGGTGGTGAATCTGGGGCCACGCAGACAGGGAATGCGCAGGAGAAAGTAATGTCAGGATTGAAAAATACCGGCAAACGCTTTATCAACGCCTCGATCGGCAAGGGCTATGCCACCAACAAGGAGCGCCGCGCGAAGAAGGTGGCGAAGCATCAGGCGGGTCTCGATGCCATGTTTGCCGGCGCCGAGTTGCCGGATGAAGAACTCATCAAACGCAACGAACGCCGCAAAGCCGCCAAACGCCGCGGCTCCCGGGTGAGCACGGTGCTCACCGATGAGGATCAGCTCGGATGATTCAGTTATGAGACCGGCGGAGCTTATTCAGCGCGGTATGCTGCTGTATTCCGAGCGCAAGGCGATGACGACGCTGTGGCAGGAAATAGCCGAGAATTTCTATCCGCAACGCGCCGATTTCATCATCACGCGCTATATCGGCGAGGAATTCGCCGAGCATTTGTATTCGTCCTATCCGCTGCTGGTACACCGCGATTTATCGAATGCCTTTGCCGCCATGCTCAGACCACGCGCAAAGGACTGGTTCGAGATTTCCATAGATGATACCGACAGCCTCAGCCGCGCCGGCA